AAGCATTAGCCCTAGGGACTTCTTGGTATGCGCCCTCTAAGCTAGTATTCATTTCCTGTTGGAATGCCAGTCTGCTCATAGGGGCAGGTTTACCAAGAGCCTTGTACGCAGAAACCATATCGGTATACATCTTATTCACATTGGTTCGGTATACAGATGAGTCCTACACACCTGCTGTGTCAGGTATCCCATTCTTAATAGTTTCTCTCTCAACCTTGGTTGCAGTATCTGTTGGGACAAGTTTACCTTTCTCCCATTTGTAAGATGAGGCAGATAGGGATTGCATAGCTGCCTTAGCAGCTGCCAATTTCTTCTTGAAAGGTGCCAGTTCAGCCATTATTAAACTATCTTTCTTACCTTGAAACGAGATACCTAACTCATCTAAGGCTTTAGTCTTAGCTAACTGTTCCTTACCTAATGTAGCATTGTACTGAGCCGTTGCCATACGCTGCTGGCTCTCGCGCATCTCTTGACCTTTACCTGCAGCATTTAAGATAGCTGTATCATCCAGACGTTGCTCACTACGCATATCCTTAGCTTTCAACTCATCTGCTACCAGTTGCTGTGCAGCACGATCTTCATTGCCATATAAGTTATTACCAAAGCTTGCCAGAGAGCTCATAAGTAACTGTGCTCCAGCAGACCCACCCTTAGGGGCAGTAAACTGTGTAGGAGCAGTTGTAGCGGGGGATAAAGGAGCATCCTGCCTAGCATTACGTTCAGCAATCTTTTGCTGAATCAAAGCACCTATATCGTCTGTAACAGCAGGTCTAAGACCTGCCTTTGAACCAGAGCTATTTGATATCTTAACCTTGTTTGCTTGTCCTGTTAGTAACTCGTTCTGATACGCATCTAAATCAAAGCTAGCCATTATGCAACTCCTCTACGTTTGTTAGTTAAGTCAAATTCACCTTGCTGCATAGCAAGCTTATCTCGGGCTACACCTAGGTGTCCTTTTGCCACATCCAATGTACCTTTTTGATTCCTCTGGTTCTGGAACATACTATACAGGCCTGCACCCATCCCCACTATATCCATACCCATACCAAACTTATCCTTACCTGAAGCTTCATCCCACCAACCACTGTTAGGGTCATCATTGAACATACCCCCAAACATACCTGTAGAGTAATCTGTTGTACCCCCCAACTGTTCACCTCTTGCAAGATTAGCCATTTCTGCATCAGTAAATGTCTGAGTTAAGTTATTTAAATCTATACCTGAAGCAGTAATGTTATTTGGTTGGGTTTGCAAAGCCTGCATAATATCCATGGTACCTGCTTGAGGTAACTGACCTGAACCAGTAGGACTTACCTGCTGATTTTCAAACCTATCCCGTAACGCATAGAAGTCTGCACCTTGTTGCTGTAAGTTGTTGCCTACAGCCCCTACACTACTAGGTTGAGTAGGTGTTAAGGGTTGTACATAACCATTAGGAGATCCATCTCCATTTGCGTAAGGGCTCCCAAATGCAGGTGCTGTAGGAGGCTGCTTACCTAATGCGTTGTTTAAATTCTGGGTCATACTCCCAAACTTAAAATCACCTTGAGGGAAACCTCCTCCGTTGAACATTGCCGTAGGGTCAGGGTTTGTTACAGGGTTAGGTTTACCCCAATCCCAGCTACCATCCTGACTTACAGGGGTAGGTTGTGAAAAAGTTTTATCAAACCAATTGCCAATTCGTGACTCACCTTTACCTGCTGAAGCAAAAATAGAGCTGTTAGGTTGGTAGTAACCTTGCCATGGGTTGTTATTTTGAGCCATTATTCATTCCTTACGCAAGTATTCTTGCAGAGTTGATTGGTGAGTACACTCGACCTAAGAAACGCATAGCTTCAGTGTAATCTTGTGTAGACCTGATGAGTACATCATCCTGTCTTGCTTCATTCATTATGTTGTGTACATATAAGTTGGTGCTCAGAATCTTATTGGTATCCTGTAGCTGCGAGGCTACAACTATACCAGAAATATCATCAAATCCAACTAAGTCATTTAACTTTGCAAGTTCTGCTGTTTCTTTTTCAAGTGCATCTGCTATCTCAGTATACTTCCCCATCTCTTTAGTAAAGGTAGCCCGTTGGTAAGCCCCTACAACATCCATAGTAAGGTTAACTAATTGAAAGGTAGTAAGTGTGATACCTGCTGTATCTATGGCAGCTACAGCTACGTCTGTACCTGTTGTGACTGCTGTGGCAGCAGAGCCTGCTGCGTTGATAGCATTAGTTACTTGCTGAGTTATAAGTACTGCTGCGACTACAGCTAGCACTGCACCTAACTCTTCACCAAACACATCCTGAAGTATGCTAGTAATAACAGGCATTAATGCTTTCATAACTAACGTGATGGCTATATTTATCCCTATCCTTGCCCATACGTTCATGGCTGCGCCTGCAGGAGGAAAGAATACGGTTACTACTATAGATACTATCTGTACGATAATAGCGAACCAATTAGTCTTATGCTTAACTCTGAACTTATCATTCAACTGCATACGAGCAGCAATATTAATAAGGTCATGCCCTTTAACCCTACCCATGGATTTGAACACATCTTTATGTAAAGGTGCTACTACCTTCTCAGCATCTTGGTCAACATCCTCTGGTTCAAAAGCTTCTTCAGAAGTATAGTAAGTCTCTTTCCCTACAACGTTAGAGGAGAAACCTAAACCACGTACCTCTACTTGTATATAAACTCCCCCTGCAAGTTGCTTACGATAATATATAGAAGAGTTTGAAAAGTAATCTCCAACATACTGCTCTATATCTGAAATAGTAATACGAGGTCGTGAAACATGTTCTGTGGTGTAAGTATTAGCTTTAAGCTTCTTACCAGTATCATCTTGAAGATTCCCAACCACTCTGGTCTGCTTAATATAAGACCATGAAAGGGTATTCTCAAAGTTAACATCTTTTATAATAATACTATTTCTAGGGGGGACTACTGCACCATTCTGCATAGATGTAGAACCTAACCACTGGAGATACGTTCCCTCAGTTACCTTAGCGGTACTTATGAGGTTCTTAAAGTACTTAAATAAGTACTCCTTACCAATCTGCTTAGGTGTATTCAATGGTACCCCTAGATGCACGTAAGCCTCTTCGAGAGGGTTAGCCGTACCATTAGCAGTACTATCATCAGATATCTTCTGAATACTATCCCCAAGGGTAGTTGAGTTTAATCCAAGGTAATGACAAGCCCTACGAATATCTTTTTCATAAAGGGCATCATTATCCCACCTCTCACCATTTACCCTGAAAGGAATAATAGGGTAGTAAGGGTTTGTAGTAGCAGTCTCCTGTAGCAGGAAAGCATAGTGGGCAGGGGTTGCATCCCTCTCTTTAAACCACCATTGGAAGTACTGGTTAGGGTCTTCTGCATCAGGCTTCTGATACTCAACTATGTAGTACCAGTCATATCCATTCTGGGCACGAGTAGTACTACTAGGTTGTGAGGTGGTGTTAGGGATATGGGGGGTACTAGGTATTGTCCATTCCTTACCCACATCTAAGGAGATGTTAGGATTGTTATCAAATAATGCATGCGTAATTACTACTGGCTCACCCTGCTCCTCTGTAATAACCATCTTGAGTAGGTCTAAGGTTTTAACTGAAATACTTTTCTCAACCTCATCAGGGAGTCCCCATTGGTAGTGCCCACTTGCAGCATACCTATATAAGCCCTCTAAACGGGCTGCATTTGAGTTTAAAATATTCTCTAGTAAAGTGCTTGATACACTTCTATTTGCTGCTGTAGCGCTCACTATGGTCTGCTTAAGCATACCTGCTACATCTTCATCATATAGAGGCATAGTTGAAGTGTTATAGTAAGTAGTACTGCCTCCCCCGAATATTCCCATAATTAATCCTAAATTAAAAAGAGGGGGAATTGCTTCCCCCTAAACCAGAAGAGATTATACTGCTGCGTCTGAGGTCAAATCCCTTGGATAAGCAAGGGTCGCACCTGTACCTGTACCTACTGTAGGTAATTCTACCCCTGCGGCAATGGTGTTATCAGGTGCACGAGCAGCATCTACCCCTGCAAGAAGTTTATCCATTACATTACGGGCTGTGGTTATATCAAAACCATAATTCTCTGGTGCAGCATACGCATCATTCGGGTCAGTTGCGTATAAGGTAGCGAACACATCTGTATACATTTTAGCTGCTTTCTGCTCAGCATCACGTAAGAATGATTCTTTCTGCACATTCTTGAGTTTCATCTCAATACCAACTAGACCTCCGATAGTATCTGTACCTGTGGGTGCAGTTGTATCTCCTATGAAGCTTCCCTCAGTTTGGGCTGTCTCTGTAATTGCTTTCTGAGTTAGTATCTCAGTCTCTGCAAGAGTCTTGTTGTAAGCTGCTAAGTTAGTACCTGCAGTAGGTAAAGTAGTTTGGTCTTGAGCTGACTTAATTTGTTCATCAACCAAGTCTTCTTGCTTACCTACCTGACTGGTTTGAGCTACAACCTGTAAAATTTGCTTGTCTGCTAGTGTTACTTGGGTGGTCACCTGTGTAGTCTGTGCACCTAAGAGTGCAAACTGTTGAGGTAACATTGTATCTCTGTTGTACTCTGCCATCTGTAGGTCAACTGCTAACTGTTTCTTTTGCGCTACAAGGATATCTCCTTGAAGTTTAGCTTGTACAAGTTGTTCATCAAGGAGTAGTAATTGCTTGTTAGTAGTCTCATATTGTAGAGAGTACTGAGTAGCTACTTGAAGTACATTCTGTAACGCACCTAAGTACAACTGTGTGTAACTCTCTCCGTTGATACGCCCATCTTTTAATTCTGCGTGTACGTGTGCTTTAACAGTTCGCATCAGTTCATCAAATATACCTGAACCTGCTACTTCACCTGTGGTGAGTGTTCTCTGATTTATAGCCATTCTAACTCTCTCTCTCTTAAGTGGGGGTGTTACAAGGTTTGTTCTGTAACTCTCTTATATACACTTTACTTAGGGTATAAAAAAAGGGAGCCATGCTCCCTAGTATATACTGATTAAACTTTTATACTAAACAGACTGTCGTTTACTTTGATCTGCAGCTAACTGGTTCAGTTCTTCTTTAGTTAGTGCAGCTAGAATTTCTACTTGAAACTCTTTACGCATACTACGGATTGGTACCAATTTACCATCTGCATTCTTTTTCTCTTGAACAACTGCGTATTCACGAGACTTAATTAGGTTAAGAATCATATTCTCAGCATGGGTTTCATTCTCAAATGGAACAAAACGAGCAATGGTACTGATTACACTGTTACCAGTACGGAACCATTCACCTTCAGAGTGTTTCTTATTCGGGTTCAGGTTTGTAACTCTAATGCGTATAAGCTTAGTAGCCTCTTGAACCAAGTCATGATATTTAGGTGCTTTACCCTTAGTTGAGATTTCTACTGCAGGTGCAAGCTTTGCATTCACTTTCTCACGTAGAGCTTTTACACCGATGTTCGGGCTATATTTAATACCGATATCATCTGCACGTTCTTTTAATACTTCAATTTCTGAGGGTTGTTCAATTGTATCTGTCATGGTTAGAGTCCTTGGATACTGTTTAAAATAAAAGGGAGAAGCGTTAACTTCTCCCTTAGTTTACATCAATTTTTTAGTCTTAGCTACGAGCTACAGTTTTAAGTACAGCTAAACGTTCAGGACGCATAACCAAAGTACCATACCAGAACTTGATAGACATAAAGCCAACTTCACCAAATGGGTCAGCTGAACTGTAAGAGATGTTGTCACCCGGGAATGAGTGCTTGATCTTGAACTTAGTAGACTTACCATCAGTTTGGAAACCGATAGTAGCAAACGATTGATCACCAACAACTAACATTGGACAGATATCGTAATTAGTACCAGTTGCTTGATAACCAGCATTAGTTGCGACAGTTGCACCAGCGCCTTCCCATTTCATCATTTCAGGAACCTGAATGATACGGAAGTCACCACATTTACCAATCTCACCATTGATAGAGTTTACACCGCTAACACCTGAGTGCGCATAGTGCTCAACACCAACAAAAGCAGCATTGCCATGATGATCAGTCATACGAGTTAATGTAGGTACCATTTCAGAACCAACATACATGTAAAGACCTGAAGCAACAACACGAGTATCAACCAAACGAGAACCAACGATAACATTAGTTTTCTTAGGAGTACGGTTATTGAATAAGTCGATAGCTAAACGTTGCATATCATCATATGTAACTTCAGAGATATTAGCACCTTCACCAATTACTTCTGAATCTTGTGTAGCAATACCTGAATACTTAACAACGCCTGCACCATTAAGTAGGTCCATTTGTAATAAGTCTTCTTGTAACTCATTAGCAGCCATTATCATCTCACGAGATAAGTGACCATATAATTCGTTATCTGTATCGAAGTCTAAAGCATCACGAGAGAATTCTGTGAAGAAACCAATCTTAGTGATTTCGCCTTCGATTACTTTACGAGAAGAAGCAACACGGTTAGCACGCCCACCAGTCTCACCTAATAATGGAATCTTACCATTGATAGATGTTACATCTTTGCTTGAACCGTAAAGGTTGCCATCAGCGATAGTAGCGCCTGCAGCGTCAATACCTTGGTCGTTTACGTTGTCATCACTTAGGATTGGTAAGTAATGATACATAGACATCTTCTTACCATAATGCTTTGGCATAGATTTAGCGTTAGATAACTGACCGAAGTAAGTTTCCTTAGCTGCTTCAATCAAAGACATCTTGTGATGGTATTCAGAGTTAATCTGACGGCCTGTACCTTTATCAATAGATGAAGGGGTGCCATTAATAGGGTCGTTGTATTGAACCTGAGTTGTATCGTTTAAAGCCATTAGTTTGTACCTTATAAGTTATAATTGGATGTTGTTTATCTTCAAGAATTCCGCATCACTCATAGCAAGATAACTATCTTTTTGTTTAGTTACTGCCTTCGTGGAACTTCTTGTAGTAGTAGCAGCTTTTCTCTGTTTAGAGAGAGCGTTATCAAGAGGTTTAATTTGAGTCTTTGCTATAGGTTGTGCTTGCGGTGCTTTCAAAGTACCTGCCTGCATCATCTGAGCTCCAACAGTTTTATAAGCCTCAAAGTCCGACACACCATTTAAACCACCGAACATTTTAACACGTTCAACTTCTGCGTTCACTTTGTCGAAGATGCCAGCTTGCATTTGTTCGTTAAGATTACGTATCAGTTCTGGTTCTTGTGTAAGTAGCTGTTTACTCTTCTCATCCCATTGGTTACCTACAAGGTCTATACATTTGTCATAAGTAGGTGTGCTCTCTAAACTTTCGAGTACCTGCTCAAGTTGTACGGCATTGTCGCTAACTTGGTGATTTGTAGGGGTATACTCTACATTGTCTTCTTCAGTACCAAACCCTTCTGGTTCATAGTTAGCATCTTTAATTAGCTTGGCTATGGCCTTAGGGTCGTTTTTACTTAAATCAATTAAGTAATTTAATTTACCTTCATCAAGAAGCTCATGCTTCTCTAGGGTCTTTAACACTTTAAGATTAGGGGACAACTCTTGCATTTTCTTAGTGTAATTAGCACCAAGTTGCATCAGGGTTATAGCCTCATCTGCGTCTTTCACTTGTACATCTTTACCATTTGCACGGAAGGGTTGCAACACTTTTTGTAAATCAGGTGTCTCTAAAACCTCTTCAGAAGCTTCCTCAAGAGCATTCTCCTCTTCTTGAGGGGATTCGTCAAGTTCAGTTTCTTCGTCTAACTGTGGCTCTTCTACGGACTCCTGTGGTTCTGTTAGTTCCTCCTCTTCTGAGCCAGAAGAAGGGGACGTTTCGTTTCCCTCATCTGCTACTTCTTGAGGGGGAGTATCTTCTTGGGGAATATCATCACTTCCCATTAGACCTTCACCTTGGTTCAGAAAATCTTCATCACTCATACCTAGTAGATCAGACATAATTTAATCCTCATCTAGGTCAAGAGCACTCTCTAACTTTTGAGCCTCTTTCAAACTTCGCTCTGACTGAGCACCCATTGCCTTTACACCTCGGAAGTAATGGTTCAATTCACCAATAGAATCAATCTTACGTGTGTTAGCTTCCATAATAGCAGGTACCCCTCTCATTTCAGGCATACCTCGCTGCATAACTAGGTTGTGGGAGAAGTTCTTAAAAAAGCCTTCTTCAATTACTTTGATGAAGTCAGGGTGTTTTTCTAAACGAACAAATGCATCACGCATATCAATATCTATTCTTGCTTGCGCTATCTCTGCAGTTAAGTTACGTGTTTGTACTTCTTGGTCATGTTCAGTCATATTAAGTTTCCTCATAAAGAGACTTTAGTTAAGGGGTGTATCTTTGTTGAGTTCAGCTTTAAGAATTTCCAATGCCATATTACCTTTAGCTTGGGCTTGATTCTGTTGCATCTCTCTCGCGTGTTTGGTTCCTGAGTTTTGCTCAAGGAAATCCAAATTCTTTTGATCGGTGTCAGATTGAGCATTACTTGCTTTAGCACCTGTTTCACCAACTTTAGCCATATCCAGTTGAGCAGCTGTTTGTAGTTTCTGAGTTTTAGCTTGTAACTCTGCTAACTCTAACTGTAACTTGGCTAACTCTAACTGTTGAACTTGTTCTTGTATAGGGTCTGGAGCAGGTTTAAAGTCTTCAATACGTTTTGCCAAGTTAGGCATTTTACGTAAGCGAGCAATATCCCCCAGTACTATTTGTGATAACTCCATAGGTAAAGTGTTACCCATAGTCTGAAGCATGAAGGCTAATTCTTCTGCTTTAGTACTATCTGCTTCTGCAGTTGAGATACTTACTTCAATATCAAAGTTACCTGCAAGGTCTTCTCTACGGATTGTAACAAACTTTTCATCGGTTACACGTACAATTTCTTCGTCAGATAAGAATGCAGCATTCATAGCTATAATCTTCTTAGCTACTTTCTCCATGGCTCGTGCATATCTGCGAAGTATGCCTGTTTCACGTTTAGTAGCTGCATCCAGTACTCCACGAATACCTGTAGCAGTCTTACCTAATGAGTCACCACTCATACCACCTGAGTAAGGTTTTACCCCTGTAAGACTCTCAGCTTCATTATTTTGAAGTCCGATCATCATACCTACACTGTTAGGTATCTCTGGGTAAGTGTGCTCAACCATAGCTTGTCTAGGGTCAACCATTGGGTTGAACTCATAGTCTTCACCATTATCATACTTACGTTTATTCACTACATCTAATGCATCCTGACGGATACCTTTCTGACCTACAGCAGAACGAGCCATAGTATCAATAGCACCACGGTAAACAGCACCAATGATAGCTTGGTTGTCTTTTAACAAAGCACCATCAGGTTCACCATACAAGCTCTTACGTACAGGTAAGTATTGAGTATCAACAAAAGGTAACCCTTCATCTGGATACGGATTAGCTTCAAGACGAACCAGTACAGAATTAACCCATGTGGCTACGAAAGGGATAGGAACACCTGTATCCTCCATATCCCAATAACCCCAGTATTCATAAGCAACAAACTTAGTACGAGGGTCATCTTTAAAGTTAAAAGCATTATCACCTGACACTTCATGGTCAGGAGCATTTAGAATACTTGAGGTATCTGACGTAATTCTATCTAGATTAAAGTATCTATCTGGTTCCTTACTTAACTCACCCTTTGAAGTTTCAAATGAGTAAATAGCAAAACCTGCCTTAGCCATATCCCCATCACAACTCGGGTCAACAACAAGATTGTTAGAGTTACACACTTCTATTGTAGGTTGGTTCTTAACTAGGATAGTTTCTGTGATTGTTCTATTTTCAGTTAACACTGGATAAATAGGCTGACCTTGTTGAGTAGTCAACGAAAGTGCTTGTTGAATATGCTCAGGTACATGTGCCTTAAAAGCGTAAGGGTCTTTCTGCTGAAGCATTGCTGCTTGCTGAAGTTCTTCCACTTGGCTTTGTTGGGTAGCGGGATAGAATTCAAAAATAGGAACTTCTTTAGTAACTTCCTTTTCCTGACTTTCCCAACCTACACGTAAGAAGGCAGTACCCTCGTCAATAGGTGTACGTGCAAACTCATCTACGAAAGCAACCTTATCTATCTGATTATTCCATTGATAGTTTATTAAGGTGGTATTCTGCTGCGCAGAAAGCTTATCCTGAGCAGTTCGAGGCTTCAGGTTAAACATGTCAGGGGTTGAAAGAAAAGCCTCTGAGATTGCTGCATAGCGCCACTCAGCATGTTTGCGTATAAGCTTAGGTTGAATACCACTTCTACCCTTCTTCTTTTTAAGGGCAGCTGAACCAGTAACATTAAGATTATCTAGATTATCTCTACGCTTGATCATCTGAGTATCATGATAAGGCTTAGCGTCTTGGTAGTTTTGTTTAAGGTCAGAGAGCTCAGGAACATTCGTCCAACCCTCAGGAATATGTTTGTCAGGTATTGCTTTTTCTTCTGAATCATCTTTCATTTGTAAGACTCTCTCTCTCTCTACCATCTAGGTGTAAATAGGGGATACATTAAACTGCTTCAAGAGCAGTCACTCTTGCATTAAGTGCAGCTATATCTAATTCGTTAGCAGTTAAAGTAACTAGAGGTACGGTTGTGTGGTTAAGGAGTAACTCAGGTAAAGATATAACCAGAGGTGTATTTCCATCCACGAGTACCAGTATCTGTTGAGTATACTCACCCTCTACCTTTAACTCAATGTGGAATCTACCTTCAACCAAACCAAAATCATATGAGCCAGCAGCACCTACGAGTATTATTGCCGAAGACCCTGCAATAGTAACCTCACTATTCTCTGCAGTTATTCTTATACTTGTTTCTAAGGGTTGCCCGAGGGGGTCACTTAAATTACCTATAACTTGTATCATTCTTAAATCCTTAGGATGTAAATAGGACACATACTACCATTACAGAAGCAGGTGTCCTAATGCTTTATGTTAGGGGTCTATTCAGATTTCCCTGTTAGGTTTGTTAATTATACCCCCTAAATATCAAATAAATCTGTTGGGGGTGTGATTAGATCTATATCAAATAATGGACTCAACTCTTTACATACAAGTTTTGCCTTACCCCTTTTGTCTTTATGCTCTTGTGTAAGCACACCTATCTTTTCCCAAGTATCAACAAAATCTAAATAACCTTTAGCTTGTTGAAACTTTAACAACTCATCCTGCTTCATGTTAACCCCTTCTTTTGTTATGTGATTGTTGAACCATCTTTAAATACTTGTATTAGTATTTTCTGTGCAGCGTGAACAAAATTGTACCCTATATCCATTCTCACGGTTACAGTGTATGTACGAGAAGTATCCGCAGGTAGTGTCACAGCTAGTGGTCTACTTAATATAGTGGCGGCTCCAGATGGCCAGCTGGCGGTGGTTACAGCCGAAAAAGAATCCTCTGTCGCAGTCCCGTACTTAAGCTTAAAAGTTCCACCAACCTTTTCATAGTTGTACATAGCAAAGTTCCCATCGAACTTTGCCGCAACACCGCTAACTACGATTGTTCTATCGAATGGCATAGTAGCTACCGTAAAACTAAGCACCACCTTGTCACTTCCAGTACCTCCACTTTGGGCGGTAGATGTCTTTGCTAATAAGTCTGTAACATCCCCCTCGATATTATTAGCATTAATATTAGCAGCAGTTAAGGTGCCTGTTGCCAGTGAGATATCACCTTTAAATCCTGCACCTGAAGCCTGACTGTAGAACCACGGTGTATGTATTGAACCTCCACTGTACAACGTAATACTGTCTGCAGGAGCAAATCCGCCAGTATCTTTTGTACCTGAATAAATAGAGTTACTATCAATAGTCCAACCGCCAGTAGTACCTGATGTAGCAGCCCCTACAGCTCTAATTGTGGCATTACTAGATTGATTAGCCGTACTACCTGCGGCTGCTCCAGATTTAATAGTAGCTACTGCAGTGCCTCCTACAGAACCTGTAAGATTTCCACCAAGTACTGTTGCATCGGAAGTGTTATCTACATTACCTAAATCAACATCAGTCTTTGTTGTATTTGAATTCAAAAGAGCACCTGAACTCATAAGCGATAGTATCGAAGGTTCTGTACCATCAACTAATTCATATCTAGGTCTAGCAAACCAAAGAGTATCATCTACTAAGACATCATAATATAGGTACGCACGATGCACGTTCGTAGTTGCCCCAACCTTATGCTTATACTCAGTGAATGAAATTACCTTACTACCAGTGTCTGGGTCATATAACCCACCAACCCCAGAGTAAGATGTTCCATACCCAGAACCATGAACTACGCCAACAAGTAGGTACCACTTATTTGAGGTAGGTAAATCTCCTGACCAGAAATAAGGGTTATTATTGGCTGTACCATTCAATTTATTAATACTCGCTCCCTGACAACCAAAATACTTAGAACCATTACCAGACTCTTGCTTCATCCACACCAAAGACCTGTATGTTTTAGTATGATCTATGTCGTATATTGTATTATTCCAACCACCATTAGCGCTATTATCTCCATCAGATGAAGACTCCCAAATAGGCTGAGACTCCCCATTAGGCCCAAAACCCATCACCACCTTATTTTCAGCAGTAGACCCATTCTGTGAGAATGTCCCTTGAGTACCAGAAGTGCCGACTTCCCATGATTCAACATCAAGAAGGTTAGTGAAAAGTCTAGAATTACTTGGTCTAGATGAGATACCTGACCAAGAACTAGTACCTGCTGCTACCTGAATTGCATTATTGGTTGTAGTATCACTCTGATTAGAGGTAGCATTATTATCAGGAGCATTGGTTGTTCCTGCCACATCAGCCCAAACAGTATTAGAGTTAACTGTGTTACTTTCCGTTAACGCTGTATTACCAATAGTTATTGTTCCTGATATTTCAGCATTCGAAGCTTTTAATATACCTGTATCGCTTACACTAAAGTTAGCGAGACTTGGGTCAGTTGCCCCTGCCCAGAATCTGTAATTAGCATAGTCATTAGTACCTCCTCCTAGCCAATCAGGTAAGGTTGCAAGGTCATACCCGTTCATACCCGAAGTAGTACTCCCTGAACCAGCAATGATTGTGGTTTGGGCATCTATATTATTACCTGTAATTGTACTAGCTTTTATATGCTCAGCAGCAACCGTACCATGTACAATCTGGTTCCCATTAACTACATCAATAAAATCAACCCAATCAGTACCATTGTATAGGTAATCTATTCTGAATCTAAGAGTTTTATCTGTAGCAGTATCATTCACATAGCTAAGGATATCCTTATTTTGAGGAGCTCTTCCTGAAATAGTTGTGAAGTGTCCATCTTTGACTGCTTGGGTGTAAGCCAGTACAGTAGCTTTGGTGGTAGCCGCTGCGGTTGTAATCACGTAACTACCCGAGCCGTGTAGTCCAGCTGCACCTGTAATACTTATGCCATTAATGCCATTGGTACCATTTTGAACCATGACCTCAGGAGTAGACCAGTTAGCTACATCTAGTACATCTGTTGCACCTTGACTCAATGCTGTATTGAATGTCGTCCATACCTTACCTCCCTCAGCTGTATTCTCTGGAGCTGTTGTAAACCACCCATCAAGCGAGCCTACCAAACCTCCTGTAGCAAAAGTGTATGTAATATTGTTATCAGGAACTAATGGTGCAGTAGCTTTTACTTGGTAAAGTACAACTGTCTTAGTGCTCCAAGCATCCTTACCAGTAAACTTAGTAGGAGTGCTCCACCCGTTAGCTCTCAACCATGTACCATCATTAGCCTGATAGTACCTAGCTTTACTTACCCATGTAACATCAGGTGCTGTAGGTGTGCTTGGATCATCTGACCATAACGTAGGTGGTACTTCCAAGGTACCACTGTAAGTACCTTTGTCAGTAACGTCAGCATCTGTGTCAATGTCCGTAGGAGCAGCTGTAGCGTTACGATATACATAACTGGTATAATCACCATCTAAACCTGTATCACCCTTCTCACTATACTCAGCAGGGGTAGACCAAGCACTATGTGTCCAAGTATCAGCTTCCTTGTTGTTAGTCCATACCGCAGAACTTACCCAAGTAACCTCGCCTGCTGTAAAGTAAGGATTATCTGTCCATACATCAGGTGCTGTAGGTGCTACTTCAGTAGTACCATCGAATGTTGCACCTGTAGTAGGTGTCTCAGGCTGTGTAGCGTTAGTGAAGAATATATAACTTTTAAACTTACCTTCATTAATATAGTAATCTGAACCATTGACAGGCGTTGCACCAACTTCACCTACTATCTTCTTCCAAGTGTAATCACCAAAGGTAGTTGAATCAACTAACGTTGTGTCTACCTTAGTACCAATATAAGTACCTAAATCTTCACCACCATTTCCTGTGAAAGTAGTTCCGTTATCTGAATACTTTATATGCAAGTAACTAGATGTACCGTCATCCCCATCGTCATACTCAACACCTTTTTCAGGTATAAACTTTGAAGAGTTTCCGCCAACATAGACACCGTTACCGTTTGTATCAACGGCAGTTCTTATGTATTTGTGGGTAACAGGGTTTAAAGTAGTAGTCCAGCTACCAGTACCATCTACTGAATATTCTACCCTGACGTTGTTTCCTGCCACACCGTCGTCGTAATCAGTACCTTTGACAGGACTATAACCGTCGTCGCCAATGTATTTCTGCCAAGTATAATCATTAAATGTAGTAGAATCACTTAAAGTATTATCAACTCGTGTACCTATATACGTCCCTAGGTCTTCACCACTGTTACCTGTAAATGTTGTACCGTTATCAGAGTACTTAATGTGAAGATAGCTAGATGTGCCATCGTCACCATCATCGTATTCTACACCTTTCTCAGGTACGAACTTTGTAGCATTACCTGCGGTATATGAACCACTACCATTAACGTCCACAGCTGTTCTTATGTACCTATGGGTAGTTGAATCTAATGTAACTGTCCAACCAGTAGTGCCATTAGCAGAGTACTCAACTCTTACATTATTACCATCAATACCATCGACATAATCCGTACCTTTGATAGGTGAGTAACCTGCCTTACTGTATATAACAGATACAGACCAACCATCCTCGTTCAATGCCCAAGTATCAGCAACAGCATCATGCTCGTAGATACCTGTGGAAACATAAGTCTCCTCATCTACAGTATAAGTAGGGTTACCAGACCAAGCGGTAGGTGCAGTTTCAACACCACCTATAAAGGTACCATCGTTTGGCGGAGTTCCTGCAGCAGTTGCACTAGACTTATAAACGTAACTCTTGAAAGCACCTTCTCTTATGTAGTAATCAGTACCTTCAATAGGTGTGTTACCTGTCACACGAGCAGCAACTGAAGGTTCTCCAGCAACCCCATTGGTATACACAGTAGTTCTACGATATAAATCACCTGATAAGTAATCTGTATGCCACAGTGTTGAACCATCAATAGAATATTCATATATGTCATACTGTATAGAATTTCTTATTACAACAGCAGAGCTCCATTCACCTGCAGAACCATTAGTAACAGTGGCAGTTCTTCGGTAGAAGTCAGTCAGTCTTAAGTCTGTACTCCAATCATCATCATCTGTTCCAACAATACCATCTGGGCTATACTCATATATCTCATATATTGTATCAGATGAAAACTTAGTAGCTGTTGACCAACCACTAGCGTAAGTTACTGTGTGTATGTTCCAAGATTCAGCAACGAGCTCTGTAGCTGGTGTGTGTTTATATTTACCTATACGTATGTAGGTAGTTTCACCTGCAGCTGGTGTTTGTGGATCATCAGTGTAGTAAACACCTGCAGTAACCTGTGGGAATACCTCTGTAGTACCATCATAGCTACCAGCAGCAAACATAGCATCTGCAGGTACTGTATCTGAGTTAATATATATGTATGAAGTATAAACACCTGTAGCTCCATCAGCACCATTAGGTGCCATTAGCTCAATCACCCACTCATTTGTAGCTATATCATCAGTAGGGGCTATAGACCTTGTACTTGCTGCAGCTACCCAGAGGTTATCAGTACCTGAGGGTATCTGGGTACTCCAACCATTGAAAGCACCTGCAGTTACCTCAGTAACAGCCAAGGTTTCAAAAGTATACCTAATTGCTCCTGTAGGTGCTGCAGGAGCCGTGACCTTACTAGCTGACCTTTGGTAAAGGAATATCAAAGCAGTCTCGTAACCGTAGTCCACACCTACCTCAGGTTTAATCTTTGTAGGTCCTACCCACGGAGTAGAAGTGTATGTACCTGCCTCAGCTTGCAACCAATCAATACCTTGGTCAATATTACGGGCTGCTAGGTAAGCTGTACTAGAGTACCACCAGACTGTTCTCTCATATTTAAAGATATCTTCATTTACCAAATTCTTATGCCAGAGGGAGAGGTCAGGGTTCAATGCATCAAAAGGTGCAGTACCATCTGCTCCGTAGTAAATCTCAAACTCAGGTACCCAACCATCTTGTCCATTATCTCCCCCAATACGTTCAGGTTCCCACCAACCTCCAATCACAGCCCCATTTACACCTGTGCGGATTTCTCGCTGTCTTCGCCAGTCATCCCCTAGGGCGTAGATGCTGTGCCAACTATCCAATAACTTACCTTCATGCGTAGTATATTCGGTATCTAGATAATATTGGTCACCTGCTGCACCATCTTCTGCAGATAGTTTTACATACTGAACCAC